TTGTGTTCCTGTCAAAGTTTTGATAATGACAGGAAACTTACCACCGATACGTTCATGAGCATCAATAATACTTTTTTCATTGTTGACCAGTGATGTACGGGGAGTGTTGATATTGTTTCGTTCAAACGATGTATAGGATGACATTTTATTATCACATGTCAACATACCATCACGATCATTGATCATCATGCAACCAGCATTTTGCAGTGTACCTAGTAATGCAAGACCAATCTCATCTTGCAGAACACCAGCCCGCACAAACACCACAGTCGATGCAGTTTCAACTTCAATATCCTTTTCTTCACCATCATAATTTTTAATGGAAACTATACCCTTTTCGATATCGTTATCAGACACCCATGCCTCAGTTGTTACCACCCTATAGCATGGCAATCCTAAGTCTGAACAGGCCGCTAAGAGCATACCAGTAACAACTTCTGGTTTTTTTGATTTAGAGTTTGTTAAAATAAGAACTGTTATCTTATCTCCAACAGCTTCCTCAGTTATAAAAGACTTGAAATTTTCCACTATTAAGTTTCCCGTTTTTTGCCAATGTTATACTTAGTCTCTAACGACCACTCAGATTTATCTTTGAATGATATAACTTTGATTTGACTAAGAGGTGCAGATGGTTCTGCGACACCAACAATTTCAACCAAGCCCCAATCATTGAGAAGATTTACAATTGTATTTCTCCTTGCAATATCATTCTCAGAAAGATTAGTACTTTTACCGTCTAGTGCGAATAGTTCCTTAAAATGAACAATATAATATTTACCCTGCTTATGTAAAATATGGCAGGATTGATATAATTTCTTTTCTTTACGTGAAGCAACTCCAATTCGTGATAGTGTCTCTCTTACTTTCAGAAAATCATCGGGCTGTTTCAAAACAACCTCTAACATGTCCTTCTGTGTCCAACTAACTTCTTCCATTTTTTCCACCCTTATATGTTCTTTGTTTTATGGCAGAAATCTGTTCATCATCTAGTACATCAAGAGCGGCCTTAGCCTTCTCATTATTATATCCATAATACTCTTTAACATACTCTAGATTAGCTAATTTCGTCGCCTTCGCCCAAGGACTAAATCGTTTCCTTGGTCTTAGACTATTTAGGAAAAAGTCAAACTGTAACTTTTTATCTATGTTTGGTAGTTGATTTATCTCATTAACAAATAATATAGTATCTTGAAACGGCATAAGACACTTATTCACAACAAAAGGCGGGTATTTCTTTTCCCACGTTTTATCCCCACTATCCATCAAAGGTTCTTTTGTTTGGTTAATCGCTTTTAAGTAGTCTTTTAATTCATAAGTCATGAACGCCTTCCACCATTATAATTCCACAATCCTTCATACGCTTCATCCAACTCCATTTCGGGAACTGGACGCCTATTCATTTCCATTTCATTTGCACCATTAAGAAGAGTTAAATCTTGTCTTAATTGACCATCTGATAACTCACCAATAAAATATGTTCTAGGTCTTTCTAAGATAGAAAACTCATAAACCAAATGTTCAGCTGCCTCTCCTATTAATTCTCGAATCATATCACGATCTTCAGTGCTCTTATGTTGAAAAGACGTTGTTCCATATATTGAATGAAACAGACCAGCTTCACAAATATAGTTAGGAGAATTATTTGTAACAAGAATATCATGTACAGCGATAAGATGTTCTATCAAGGTTCCACCACTATGAGGAACCTTATCAGCACCCATTGCAATAAGAAATTTAATCTTTGTAGTGATCGAGTCTTGCATCATTCACCTCTGTAGTAAAACACTTAAATACAATACAGCTTCTTAATTTGAAACAGTTCTTGGACACAGGCATTGCTTGATGCAATCTCTTTGCTGGAAAAACCATCAATCTATTTCCAGTGTATGCAACGTGTTTTTCAATTTCCTTTGGTTGTTCTTGTTTCTCTTGATCGTGTTCTGTCCATATTACAGTTCCGCCGCCCCAATCTTTTCTCCAATCCATAAGAGGAAAATAGATCATGGTAAACTCACCATCATCAATATGAGGCCGAGGTTCTACGCCATATGTATGTGCATTAAAATATATTCTACGAAAAGTATCAATACCATATTTTAATTTGAAATCAATTTTATACATAAAGTGATTCCACACAGGAATCAACCACTCAAATCCATTATCAGTAATCTGTTTTTCAGTTTTTCCAGCAAGCCGATGCCAGTGATATATATCCTGTTTATTATCAGATTTATGGTAGTACTGCCACATAAATTCTTTGTCAGACATTAAATCACTAACCATCTGAGCATCATGATTATTCATAACATTATCATAAACGTGTATTTTAGATTCACTCATTATAAAAATCTAACCTCTCATTATTACCACCATTTGCAACAGTTTTATATGTTATAGTGTATCTCATATTATGACAAATTCTTGCAACTGGTTCAGCTTTATGCCAATGCCATGCGTCAAAAAGAACCACTCTATTTCCTCTATTGGTAACATGTTTTAGCACTTCAAGTTCTTCAATCCTATCTACACTATTTTCAATATAAGGTTCCCAAATAGTTGTACCACCACCCCAATGATACTGGTTCCAATTTAGAATAGGGTAATATAATAAAGTCATATTGCCCCTATTACCATCATAATGAATATGTGGCTCTTGTCCATGACTATGAACGTTTATATAAGCATCACCATAACTATCAATACTAAACTTTGATTTGAGATTAATACTTTTTTGAAAATCATCAAACAAATCATGTATCCATTTTAGATCAAGATGTTCTAAAGATTTTTCATCCTGACCATGTTTTGACATCCAATGACGATTAGGCCCCTCTTGAGGCTCCCATTCTCCCCACTTTAGTCCTTTTGGTAACTCAAATGGATAGTAGCTACGACCAGATAATGGCAAACTATATGCAGGACCATATTTATGATTCTTTACTAATTTCTCTATCTTTTTTGCTACTTCTATAGGAAGCACATTATCAAATACATGCACACTCATTTGAATTTTGCCCTTGACATTATCTCAGTTAAACAAGCGAGAGTGTTAATTTCTTGATCTGCGACAAACGCTGACTTATACTGGTACTCGCCCAATATAACAACGACATGAGGTATACTGCCACCATCCACGCAATCATACAGGTTATCATACAAGTTACGAAACAAACGTACAGGATCGTTATCAAGATTATCGACAACCCATTCACGAACATCAGTAAACTCCTTTTTTTTCATGTGACTCATAAGTTCATTTATGTTGTCACTCTTTATATTTACCAAGATACCAGCGTCAATAGTTCCAGAAACAGAATATCTTTGCAACTCATTTAGAACTCTTCGCCAGTCAGGAAAGTGTTTCTGTACTAGAGCAGCAACGGCCTTGGGTTCAAAATCAACATTCTCATTCTTGAGAATTTTCAAAGCACTCTTGAAGAACTCACCAGAAAGTTCTAGTTTCTCTTCTTTTGGAATTGAGAAATCATAAGTTGGACATCTGGATATGAGTGCAGGGATAATACGATTTTGATAATTACAAGTTAGAACAAATCCACAATTTGAACTAAACTCTTCAATGAACCCACGTAACGCAGGCTGTGTTGATTGAGGATTAAGGTAATCAGCCTCATCCAAAATCAAGTATTTGCGACCACCATGTAGAGACACAGTGGAAGCAAAGTTTTTGATCTTGGTTCTGAGAATGTCAATACCTGACTCCTCAGAACCGTTGATCATCATGTAGGTTAGACCCATCTGTTCAAGCATTGCTTTTGCAGCTGTGGTCTTTCCTACGCCTGGCCCACCAGAGAGAGTGACATTTGGAAGTTCTCCAGCTGACACAAACTCAAGTAGAGTCTTCTTTAACTCTTTAGGGAGTACGCACGATTCGACTTCAGTTGGGCGGTATTTCTCTACCCATAAAAATTCTTCCATAATATAATTTCTCCCTATTTACCATAGTATGATTCTGGTTCTAGAGCAATAAAGTATTCAATATCAACCTGAGTGTTTTTGAAGTTACTAATTTTGTTTTTAGAAACACCAACATTATAAGTTCCAGGCATCAACTTCAAATTCTCAACTTTGAACCAAAACTTATGATCTACAGGAATAGGTGTTTCATGATCCATCTTATCATAATCAACTTCCATAGAAAACATATTTGCAGTATCGTTCTTCTTGTCAGTTACTCTAAGAGTGCCATTATGCAATACCATGTCTGGCACACCAATAACAGCAGCTGCTTTTGTAATGTCAGACAATACTTTATCAGAAAGATTGAAACTAATCTCAGCAGGAGGCATATTAATTTCATCTTTAACTGCCGTAACAACAGATGGATCACTATACCAATATTTTAATACGTTGTTAGTTTTATCTTTCATTATTACAAATTTATCTTGAAAATCTAAATCTGGATTTTCAAATAAAGATAGGGCTGCAAGAAATTCATTCAAGTCATAAATTGCAACGTCCTTCTCAAATGTTTCACTTACTGTAGCCTTTGCCACAATATTCTTCATAGCAGACATTGTAGATAGTGTATTGCCCACTTTAATCATTAGGTTCTGATTTATTGTAGAATAATTCTTCAATACAGATACCGTTTTATCACTTAGTTTCATTACTTAGATTCTCCATCTCATTAATATATAGTGCTATTATACCATAGTGTATAACTTTTAACAAGTCCTTTTTGTCCTTGCCGTTCTTTTTTCCATACCGTTGTGCATATTTCAATATGTTTCCGATACAAAAACCTTCACCGTGTCCACCGTCTATGATGAACTCTGTAGCTTGAAAAGTGTTCTTGCTATAGTGTCCATCATATGTGGAATCAATGTATTCTTTTAATCTCGCAAGAATATCTCCTTCATTGTATTTGTAATCTGGATTAGTCACTTGCATTTTCGCCATCATATAAACTCTCTTCACGATCTGACATGTACTTCTTTTTTTCTTCTTCAGAATCATTCACATTCCAATTCATAGCAATAGAGCGGCGTTCACCTTCACCAAAGAAAGGCAACACTTGATGTTTGAGCCACTGAGGAAAGATTAACATAGCACCTTCAGTAGGTTTAATGTAATCCTCTGTCTGTGGTCTAAGCTGCATAAGATCACGCATAGTGTTAGTGCCCCAACACAAATGAGTCCACCCATCAACAGCACCTGAGGCACCCTTAATATTAGGAACGTCTGGAGTATCTTGGATACACTGAGGAACTTTCAACCATAGGAAACCCGATAGACCAGCAACAGTCTTAACACCGTGGTCATGAAACGGATTGTAGTCACCAGCATATGCATGGTTAGTCCAACACTGAGAAACTTCAGCTTCAGCATCACGATCATATCCCTTTTTAAGATAAGTAGTACCTATCTGATTGAAGACAGTTTCTAGTTGTTTGCCAACATCACTATCTAACGGGAAATTTAGTTGAGCAGAACGTTCATCCTCTTTCAGTTGACCGACCAATCCATCAGCAAAACTTTCACTTTTTGGTACAATTTCTGAATCAATATGATCGTTAATCTCATCAATAATTTCTTGTGGAAATTCAACCCTAAGAATATTAAAATTTAGGATTGGACGCATTGCAAGCTGCATTCCACTTTGAACTTCACCAACGATATCATTATATTCAGTAGAGCCTTCTGGATAGGTATTTCCACCAGACGTTCTTACTTTTTTAACACCATCATCAGTAACAAATATTTCATAATCTTTTTCTTCTTCAACTTGCTCAACTTGCGTTATTTTTGCAGCATCAGCCTCAGCCATTTCAAACTCCTTATTGTTAGGATCAATCATTTTATTATAGGTATCTACAGAAAGCGTACCCTTTGTATTCGGCGAGACTTCTACCCTACCATTATCGGTTAGGGCTTCAATACCAAAGTCAGCAAAACTTATATCTTTTTGCACTAATTTACTTACCATTTCATACTCCTTATAATTATTAATAATAAAGGAAAAAGGGGGTTTTGTCAACCCCCCTTTCCAATTATTTTACCTCAACGAGTCGAGGCTTCTTTTCTTCTGGAATAATATGCTCCAGTTCAATAGTGAGCATTCCATTTTCAAGTTTAGCACCGTTGACAACGATATCATCAGCTAGTGTAAACTTACGGTCAAACTTTCGATAAGAAATTCCACGATGAAAAGTATATTCATCGCTTTCATCTTTTTTGTCTGACCTGATCGACAAAGTATTTTCCGTCACTTCCACCGTGATGTCTTCCTTACCGAATCCGGCAAGGGCGACTTCAATAGTATATTGCGTGTCACCGCCTTTCTGGATGTTGTATGGTGGAAACCCTGTAGACTGCAAATTGTTTTTTGCATACTGTTGAAGCTGATCAAAAATTCGATCATATCCTACAGCATAGGGTGTGAGTTGATTGAAATTGTCGAACAGATTTAGTGCTTTTTGCGTAACCATTGGTTATCTCCTTTATAAAGCAAGATTATATTGTGCATCCCATTACGGCGATGCGTTAAGTTGAAATGGTTTTTAATTGGAGAACCATTTCATAAACTCCCTTCCAAGGACTTACGAATTGCCCTGTGTATTATATATAGTCATTTAGATAACACCATCTGACTTAGTAGGTGAAACCATCTGGTTTTTCTTCACCCTCTAAAGTGTTGGGTTGATCATCAGTGGACATCACACCAGCATCAACCTTGGTATAAAGGTCAATAAAGGATTCTTTTGTATCATCATCAAAACGTGCAACACACATTTCAATAGCGGTCATCTTGTCTTTGAAGATAGCATATGCTTTCACAATGTGATCCAGACGGCGAGTAGAAATAATCTCATCCACACCACCATCGTAAAAGGTCTTACGAATGACCTCAGCCCACATTACAAGGTTGTCAGCAAAGGCATCATCGACTTCACCATACTTCATCATAGAACCAACAACGATTTTCTTTTCAATCGTAGCAGTAGGATATGGTTGTTCAATCGTGATTGCAAAGCGTTCAAGAAACGCCTCGTTCAGAATGTTGGTTCCGATAAAGCGTCCATCTTCAGAACCTTTACCTTTAGTGTTGGCAGTAGCCATCACATTGAAACCATTTTTAGGAGTGATCCACTTGTTAATCTTTTTAAGGAACACGCCCTGACCCTCAAGGACAGGCTGTAGAGCAAGTAACTTATTAGAACCTAGATCACACTCATCAAGCAACAACGTGCAACCACGTTCCATTGCTTCGATCACAGG